CCGGACCCGCTGGAGTGCATCTCCTGCGCGTCGTTGTTGGCGCTGTCATCCTGAAGTGTCAGATCATAAGGCGACGAAGTGATGTCTTCAAACATCACCCAATCCCCGACACCTGGGGAACTTGAATCAGTTGCTGTCCTACTCGCTAAACAGCCAACCGCGCCGGCATCTTGAACAGCAATCGACCCATCTGAGTCTATACTATTATGGATATCAAAAGTACCACCGCCGTTGTAATCTGCAGCATTACCGCTTATATTGAAATCCGATGCTATGGTATTAAATACATTCGCTACCGAACCACTGTAATCACAACAAATAGCGCCGCTATCATTCACATCGCCATCGGCACCGCCGTCCCAAAAAGTGCAGGAATTTACATTAAATGTTGTATCGCCTGAATGATCCCGAATACCAGCTCTATGCCACCCGTATACTAGGCAATTTTCTAAATTAACAGTAGGTCCGGATGAAGTCGTATATATGCCATCCTGATCATTGCTTTTGACTGGTGACCAAAGGATGCTATTTTCCACTATCATAGTGCCACTATCGGAAAACCGAATCCCTTCGTCGGAATCTCCAGTCCCGGCTTGCTTCAGAACAACCCCGTCAATAAAACACCCATTGCGGGGGTTGTTTATTACGTGATCCCCAGACACCTCCAGCCTATAATGGTTTTGCGATAGATCCACATAGCCCGGATGCATGGAGCCAGGATCTGTTTGTATTGTAATATTGGAATTTGCCACCGTAGCAGCAGCTGTATCGCTCACGGTCCATGTGCCTTCAATAGAAATTATGTCTCCAGGACCAGTTCCTGCATCCGCCAACGCGGACGCAAGAGTAGAAAAGTCCCCGGCACTCTGCTTGACTGTATGAGTTGCCATTATGCTAGACGGTCAATAAGCCTGGTTACAGCCTGAGCCTTTGTAATAGTCACTTCTCCACCGTGCGCCAGGGCATAATCCACGTCCGCATCCGAAAAATGGTATCGATGAGGCGCGAGCGCCTCCTGTGCCTCATCTTCAAATTCTGCCTTCAATACTTGCAAATCTAAATCCGGGTCCGGGAAATCGAGAACATAGTGCAGAGGAGGATCGGATTGCGCCGGGACATTCTGCGCACCATACGCCTCTTGCAGATATTGGTATAGCTCTGCCCGCATTCCTTTGTCAGCCCCGAATACCGAAATGATGCCGGGATGGACCGATATCTTAATGCGCTTACCCTGATCGTCCTGCGAAAGAACCTCGTACTCGAACACGGTGCGCATCGGTGCCAAATACGCCTGCGCCTGCCCCATGGTCGCATCCGACACAATCACCCGCACCCAGTTGGGCGGACCTTCCTTGTTGCCCCATGTGGCTGGGGATTCCTTGATTACAACAGGCTCCCCCCTAATGAAGGGTTCCTTCGCTACGGCAACCACTAAAAGCTTAATAGTCATTTGGTGCTGCTCAACAGAGAATTAGGCGCGCGGCCGGCGTCATCGACGGCAGCAGCCAGAGGGCGTACCAGAAGATCACGACGGCAGTCCGGCGGGCTTCTTTGGCGCCGCCTTTCGCTTAGCGGTGCTGTCCTTGCGCCGCTTTGGCGCGGGCGCCCTGTCGTGCTCCACGATCACCCCCAGCATCGGCTCTGCTTGCAGCCGCTCCAGCTCGGCGGCGTTGAAGCGCCTGTCAGGGTACGAGGTCGGCTCCGCCGGGTGGGCGATGCCGCAGCGGCGGAATCCTGCGCGCTTAGACGTGATGGTAATCATACTGACTCCTTATTATGTGTCCGCCTGCGAACTGGGATCGATGCGGGCTGAAAGCGGCTTCGAAAGGCCCTCGGCAGGGCGCCGAGGGCGGATCGAAACGGCCTTGGCCGCTAGGTCATGGTGACCAGACACGCATGCTGCCAGTAGCCGTAACCGGCGTTGCCGCTGGCATACGCGCCGTAGAGATGGCGGCGCTCCTCGAACTCTTCGTCCTTCATGTCGAGCTGCACCGGCACCTCTTCCTGGCGGATGAAGGGCTTTACGTTACCGTCGGCGCGGAACACGGCAATCTCGTCGGTCCAGCCGGTGAGGCGAGGGTTCGCGACCAGGTTGAAGCGGAAGCCGTCGGCGGTGGTGATGATATTGGTGTCGCCGCTGTCGACGATGGGCGCGCCGATAGCCGCGAGGCCCGCCTTCCACAGGCTGACAGGGGTCATGACACGGAAGTCGCGGGCGTTTTCGTTCATCGGCTCGCCCTGGTCGTCGAGAAACCCCAGGATCGCCTGGGCGCCGGAGAGAATGACGTGCATCAGCTCGCCGGGGCTGGGCGCCGTGACGCTGCCGTGGTTGCTGACCGGCAGGGCGGAGATGTCGACGCTCAGGTCGTTGCTCTGGGTGCCGCTGTCGCCCTCCGAGTGATCGGTGTCGAAGAAATACTGGCCGTCGTAGCAGTCCGCGCCGGGGCCGGCGACGATGAGCTGGGAGATGAGGCGCGCCCAGTGGGCGTTGGCCCGGTCGGCCATCTCGCGCACGCGAACCATGATCTGGCCGGTCTTGTCGCGCCGCAGGTCGTCGGTGGAGATCGCCAGGGTGGATTCCCAGGGCTTGTTCTTGATGAAGAACTCCTGGTCCGCCAGCCCCTTGGCGTGGCGGCCGCCGATCCACTCGCGGAAGGCGGGGGACTGGCCGAGCCAGCGGTAGTCCTCGCCGGCCTGGTCGGACATGGTCGGGAAGGAGAGGTCATTGGCCCAGCCGGCCGCGCCCTGCTCCAGGCGCTTGAAGAATTCGCCGATGATGGCGCGGGAAGAAAGGACATCGGTTGCCATGTTAGTGGTTCCTGTGTTGGGTGCTCATGCTGTTTCTATTGAGCTTGACGGTCCCGGCGTAGCGCCGGCCGGCCGTCAAGCTGCCGGTCTCTGTTAGGCCTCTACCGTTACTCCTTGGCCCAGGTGCCAACCAGTTTATTGACGTTCCAGCCCGTGGCGTCGCCATACTCCAGCGAGGCGTAGTCCCCGCGGCGGGCGGTAGTCTTGGTGTTGAGCAGGTCCTTGTCGTCGACCGCCGTAAGGTCCGTCGCCTGTATATTGTCGCTCGCGTTCGATGCAATGGTCACCAGCACTGCGGCGTCCGCCCCGGCGTTGACGATGGTGGCCGACATCTTTGCCACGGCAGGAAGGGTGACCACCTTGGCATCCGTGTCGACGAAAAAGACCTTGCCGGTATCGAGCGCGTCCAGGGTCTTGTTGTCGCTGAGCGTCTCAGCGAGCAGGCCTTCGAATGGGTCGACCATCTCTGGACCGAACTCAACCATGGCGATGCCGGAGGAGACGTAACGCGCCATGCGGCCGACGAAGCTGCCCGCTGTCTTGATGAACGAAAAGGCGTTGTCGTCCTGGGCGTAGACAGGCAGACCGAGGTCGGTGATGGCGGCCCCGGTGACGGGCAGCTTGACAGTACCGCGCTTGCGCAACAGGGCGTTGATGGCGCCAGCGGCTCCGGCGCTGTTGTCCGCGTTGCGTTCGGCGAAACCGAGAAACGGGTCGAGGGCGACCAGCGGGCGGGCATAGCCACTGCCGTTCTCGCCGACGGCCGCGCCTTCGTAGATGATGTCGGTGGCGATGACAGGATACTCTTCCAGGTCGCCGAGTTGCTCGTCACGCGGGGCATTGGCTGCCAGGGTGGTCATTATTTGGCCTCCGGTTGCTGGTTGATGTGGACGCGGCCCTGAGCCGATGCCTTGGCGTACGCGACGTAGGCGTCGCGGTCGTTGAACTCCTCGCGCAGTGCGGCGGAGGAGGCCCATTTGGTTTCTGCGGTCTTGACCGGGTCCGGGTCTGCCACGTGACCGCCGGGGTCTTTGCCTTCCGTCTGGCTGCCCTTGAGGGCGGCGATGGGGGCGGCCACGTCCAGGTAGGACCGCAGCGCGGCCAGATGGCTCTTGCCGAGGTTGCGCGCCCAACCTTCCATGGCCGGCAAAATGCGCCCGCCGGACAGTGCCGCGTCGACCAGGTCGGAGACCTCGCGTTCGGTGTTGGCGACCTTGAGGGCGGCCAGCTCGGTCTGCATCTCGTCGAGCACGCCGACCGGAACGAACTTGGCCGGGTCCGGGCTGGCTGCCTTGAGTGCGGCAAGTTGCTCGTTGGCGGAGCCAAGGCTGGCGGCAGCGGTGTCGCTGGCTGCCTTGAGTTTGCTCAGTGCGACCAGAACGGCATCGGCGTCGGCCGCGTCGGCCAGGCCGAGCGCTTTTCGCAGGGCGGCTAGTTGCTCTTCATTCATGGTTTTCAGATCCTCTTCGGGGCGGTAGTAGCGGGCCGCAGCGGCCTGTAGGGTCACCGGGTCGAGCTGGGTGAGGGCGGGAACGTTGGTGAGCGCGGCGTGCAGCAGCTCCAGCACCACGCCGGTACTCTTGTCGTAGGAAAAAACCGGACTGATATATTGGTACTCTCCGGCAGCCAGCATGACGCTGGCGCGCTCGGTCCAGCGCACGGAGTTGGCTACCAATCCTCGCGCAGGGTCCCAGGTCAAGCCTTCCGGATCGATCCAGCCTGCGGCCGGTGCGGGTTGGCCGTTGCTGTCAGAGTGCAGGGTCTGATGTTCGTAATCTATTGGTATCTTGGTTCCGCGCGCCTGTGCGGCGAGAATCAGCTTCATTGCTGCGGTAGCATCGAGAACCCAAGGGCCGCTGCCTTTGCTGGCATTCCCGTTGAACTTGCCGGCAGGAATAAGGTGCAGCCCTTCGGAATTCTTGAGGATGACGGCGCAGGCGGCGATAGACGGTGGTGATGTGGCCATGGCGCTACTTTATGTAGCGCCAGGCGAGGGATGAACGGGATATCGATCCCGCCCCGGCCGGGTGCGTGCGGGGCGGCCTTTCCAGGCTACTACCGATCTCGCCCGCGAATCAAGCGCAGCATTGCCGCGCAACAGGCCCCGGACCCACTTTAGTATTGCCTGTATCATTTTAAACTTTTTCAGGAATGGCAACGTAGCGGGTCGCCGCGAAAACGCCTTAGAGCGGCTTATAGGGCGTCGTGAGCTTTCGGCGCACGGCAGCGCGCGAACCCTATATCGCGCCTTCTTCCAACGCGGCGGCGAAATAATCCCCGGCGATGTCGAGCAGCGCTTCGCGGTCGCTGTCGCTGACACCGAGGAACGGGCGCGGGGGAATTCCTCGCTCCGGTGCGCCGTATTCGTGGGTAGCGGCGTAGACGCGCTCGCTGCCGAACTCCAGGGTGTCGCGGCTGGCGTTGTAGTGGAGGCGGCGCAGATGCTCGTCGTAGGTGAGGGTGCCCGCGCTCGGGCGCTTCAGTGCCTTGCGTGCGGCGTATTCCGGACTGAGCGGCGCCCAGGGTGTGCCGTCCGGACTCACCTGGTCCTTCCAGCGGGACTCGTGCTGTTTGAGCATGGCCTCGCCCCAGTTGCGAAACAGCGGGGTGAGGTCGGCGCCGCGCGCTACCAGTGCGGCAAGTGCGCGTCGCAGCTTGTCGTCATCGATATCCAGGGTGAACGCTGCGCCGGTCATGGCGTTGTCGCAAGGGGCCGGGAATCCACGAAACCCTGCATCAATCCGGCCAGCTCCGGATCCAGGGTCAATTTCTTGCGCTCCGCCCGGTCTGCGAGCAGGTCCGTCCGTGTGGCCCCCGGGGCGTAGTCCCACCCCGGATCGATGCCGGCAGGTATGTTCCGATGCAGCTCGCCGGTTACTTTGTCGGTCCAGTCGTAGGCGCCGTCGTCAGGGGCGGTGTCCGGGCCGCTCTTGCCGTATTTGGCCAGATCCTTTTCGCGCAAGGTGAATGCGCGACACTTGCAGCCCCAGCCGTTGGGTGGGTAGTGGGTTTGCCACCAGGGGTCGTCGACCGGGAGGACAAGCCCGTCCCATGAGACGTGCAGCGGACGCGGCGTGGTGACTGCGTCGCTGTGCTCGTATATAAGGAATGGCCGCTGCGCCATGACCTCCTGAATCTGCGCCCACCGGCCAGCCTGGTAGCTGGCGCGCAGGTTGGTCTCGTAGATGATGCGCGTACGCCAGCCGCGCTCGCCCTTGTAGCTCCACCCATAGCGGGCGACGATGGCATCGAAGTCTTTGCGAAACTCCGCCAGGGTGGTGCCTTCCTTGATCGCCTTCTCTATGGCGTCGCTGAAGTCTTGGAGCAAGTCGGCGCCCTGTGCACCGGCGACCATGAATGCCGAGTCGTGGGCGTCGCGCCAGATGTCGGCCCACCGCTCCGTGCCGATATTAAGCTTGCCCAGAAAGAACTTTATCTGGTCCTCGAACGACAGGGTTCGGTAATCGATGGCCATCGAACTGTGTTTAATCCGCCAATAACAGCATATCGAAACCGCAGCTCGCGCCCATGTTGTTGGCGCTCACGGTGCGCGCGCGAACGCGCACGTCGGTGTGCTCCGCGAAGGTCTGCCAGCCGCTGAAGCGGCGGAAAAACACGCCGGAGCCGGTGGAGTTGGCGTCGAACGTCTCCTTGACCTGCCAGGCGCCGCCCTCGCTACGCGCGTCTATGGAGAACTGTATTACACCCGCGTTGGATTTGTTGAGCGAGCAGTGCCAGGAAGCCAGCCTCGCCGTGTAGCCGTCCGGTACGGTGTCGCATGCGATCAGGGTCTGTCCGTAGCCGATGGCGATCTGGCCGATAATGGTGGCGCCGTGCTTAATGTCGATGGTGCCGGCGTTGGTGCCGCCGGTGCCTGCGGTTAGGCATTTGGCGCGGGTGGTGCGGCGGCAGTCGGTGCCAAACGTCACCGCGCTGGTTCCGTCCATGGTGAGCGTCTGCGGAACCGGGGCCAGGTCGTCGTCTAGACATTGCACCTGGACCGTGCGGCATCCGGTTCCGGCCGCGGCGTCGGCTGTGCTGCTGCTGACCAGCGTCGTGGTCGCGGCCGCCGCGGGCCACTCGCAGTCGCCACCGGCGGTCCATACGTCTTCCGCCGTGCCGGTGTCGATGTCTTCGTTTACGCCGAACTTCAGGCGCCAGTCCTGAACCTCCAGCGGGTCGCGCACGGCGAGGTCCGCAAGAGTCCACGGGGCGGCGGCCACAGGGTAGAGGAGCGCCGAGACGAAAAGCAGCGCCAAGTATCCGCTCGCATTCATTGTCCGGCCCTCCGGTCCCTCATGGCGGGAGAAGTGCTTGCTAAGGTCGCCCATTACTGATTCTCGATTTCGTCGATGCCCGCGAGCGCGGCAGTTGCCTGGGCCTGGGCCATTAGCGCCGCAAGCTCCGTAGTCGGCAGGCTGCTGTAGAGGTCGTAGATCCGTTCGCGGGCCTCGCGCAAGGAGGCGGCGGTCATGATGAGGCGGCGCACCCGCTCGACCATCTCGGTATCCAGGTCGGCGGATGCGTGCTCCAGGTTGTCGGTGAGCTGGTCTGCGGTATCTTCCGTTCCGCCCTCTCCGGCGGCGGCGGCGACGGAGACACGGCGAGCAGCTGCGGACGGCGGACCGGCTGCCGTGCGCGCCAGCAGGGCCTCGCCCTCCTCGGCCGCCGGGATGCCGAGCTTGTCGCGTGCCCAGCTCATGGGGATCTGCAGCCCGATGTCCACCAGATCCGGGATGGATTCGGAGTAGATCTTGAGGTCTTCCGGCTCGCGGGTGTCGAACATCAGGCGAGGACAGCGACGCGGGCTGTCGGCCAGGCCGTTGATTGCGGCGATGGGGTAGATGAGGTCGCGAGTCAGCGTGCCTTGAATTTGCTTGGCGTCGCTGTCACGGATGTCGGTCCGCACGTTGTCGTGGATCTCTCCCAGTGCGTAGGCGCCGCTGCCGCTGTCGGTCTGGGTGGTGAGGGTAGCGCCGAGGATCACCTTTGATTCTGTGCGCTCACACCAATCTATCATGGCATTGAATGGCCCCTCGCCCCCCTTCGCCGCCTCCATTAGCTCCAGCACCATGCCTTCCGGGATGATGCCGGCTGCGTTGTGCCCGAGCTGAGTCACTGCTCTGAAAAGCGCCGCCCTCTCTGTGTCGCTGGCGCCTGGCGGATAGGTGCCGATGCGGATGGGTATTCCGTAGATTTCCAGGAATTCCGCCAGGTCGCGTACGGCATAATTCTTGAAAATATAGGGCCACGCCAGGGTGCGATGCAGCCCGGAGCGCGCCAGGTAGCCGGGGCGTGCGCGGTGTGTGTGGAGTATCCACGTAAAGGGCTGGAGCGGATCTCCGGACGAGTTCTGCGGGTTGCGCAACAGGAGGTTGTTGCGGTCATTCAGATCGAGCTGAAACCAGGATTGCGGGCGGTGCTGGACGTCAATCGGCAACCAATAGCCGCTGTCGCGCGCCCATGTCATCTCCAGCGCCGCGAACCCGTGCCCGATGGCGTCGGCAGCGTCCAGCACCACGTCTTCGATGTCCGGTATTTCGTGCAGCAGCTCCGTTAGCAGTTCGGTGTTGCGTATCTCCTTGGCGTCTGCGTTGCGCGGAGGCTCCAGGCGCCACGGCAGAGTGACCAATGCGCGGCGGCGCTTGCCCATTTCCGCAGCGATATGCCCGTCCTTCTCTTCCATGTCCGCGAACAGGTCACTTTGGCTGATGATGTCCCCGTGCTCCGCCTCCTCAAGTATCGCCGCCATTCGTGCCGGCGTAACGCCCCTGCTCGGGTGGGTGGAAAACTCCTTGTACAGCGCGCCTGTGCGCGCAGTCTGCGGCTCGCTCAATGCGCGCCTGGTGTCGCTGGCGGTGATCGGGTTTCCGAATTGATCGAGTACTTTTGCCATAACAGCGGTTCCCGGTTTGCGGTTAGCGGTTGCCTGCCTGCTGGCCGCCGGCCTGTTGGTTATCCATTTTTCCAATTCAAGATTCATTTACTTGGTTCTCGATGCGGTCGCAGTAGCCGCCATGCTTCTGCGGCGCATGCCGGGACCTGACCGTTTCCAATACACCTAAGTCTGTCCACGCGAGCGGCCGCCCCATTAACCACTCGGTCCCCATGTCGGGTTCAGTTTCCCACTCACGGCCCCAGCCAGTTAATGTGGGATTGGCGGTACAATTCATAGCGCCGGTTCTTTGAAGAATCTACGCTCCGCATGCTCCGCCTGTTTCCCCGCATTCCACTGAGAAACCGGCCGGTGATAGCCCATTACCCGTGTCCACACCTCGCACGGCGTGCGCTCTTCCGCCCGCAATTCAACCGGCGTTCTATCCGCCTTCAACACAACATTAAACCCACAACAAACAGCGCTGCCGCGAGCAAAAACAAGGCTGGGCAAATACTCATTGTCTTATCCTTTCAATTAAAAATTCAAAATTCACAATTCAAAATTCGGCCGGAATCACCAGCCGCCCGCTTTGCCATCCGCTGCAACCACATCGCGCTCCGGCGCCTGGTCATGCCACGTGTCGGCCGCAGCCCCGTTCCGTCGATCATCCTTATTCGGGGCCGGCGTCCAATCCATGGCGGTGGAGGCATGCAGGCTGACATACCACATCAGCGCAGCGGCAATCGCACCGTCGCCATGGCGGTAGAGGTCTGCGTCTTTGATGTCTTTGCGCTCCACCTTGGGTACTCTGGGAACGCCATCGATGTCTTCGACTGCGCGGAAGTCGCCCTCCAGGCTGGCGTCGCGCGGGTAGCTGGCGGTCTGGTCCTGGAATGAGTCGATCCAGGGTTGCATCCATTCGCCATACCACTTTTGGCTGAGAACGACTTCGTGGATTCGCCCTCCGCTCCGTGGTTTGGCCGGATCGGCCGATCCGTAACGGTCTCCGGTGTATTCGGCGAGGGTCTGGCCGGGGCCGGTGGCGTCCAGTGCAGCGCTCCATTGGCAGTGCGCGTCGCGCCAATGGTCGAGGATGGCCCATAGGATCTGCTCTTGCTGGCGCGTCGGGCAGTTGGCCATTTCGATCAGCCACGGCACCCGGCGGTGCAGCATCGGCGTGATCTGCGCCGGCATGATGATGGAGAAGTGACGATGGCGGGCGAAGTCCATCCCCAGGGCGTAACGGCTGCGCCTGTCGGTCTTTTGGAGCAGCGGAGTAAGGTGGCGCGCTATCCAGTCATCCGCCCATGACCGGCGCTCGCGCTCCGGGCGGGCCGCAAAGTCGTCGGGCAGTGCGATGCGCAGCACCGGGCGAGGTTCCGGCATGGCGGATTCGATCCAGATACCGGGAATGCTGACTCCGGCGCCGTCGCGGGGAATGACATCCAGCTCTTCGCGCATCGCAGCCACGCGCGGACCGTAGGCGGCCCGGATGCCGGTGTACCACTCTTTCTTGCCTGCGTCGGTGACTTCCTTGCCTTGCATGAAGCAGACGCGGGCATATAGGCCGTTGGCTACCGCATCGTCGAACGAGATACGAATAACCTTTGCGTTGTCGCCGTAGAGCCCGGCGCGCACGTCCTTGACCAGTTGCCAAAATGGGTTCTGTTTGCCGCGATGGGTGGACCAGACGCGGATGCGGCCGCCCCATACCAGCAACGCGGTGGCGCTCTCCAGCACGGCGGACACGTCGCGGTGGAGCGCTGCCTCGTCCAGGTTGACAATCCCCTGTAAGCCATGGATGGTCTCCGGGCGACTGGCTAGTGCGGTGATGCGGTAGCCGGAGGCGAAGCGGAGACGGTAGGCGGTGATGTCTTTGCTGGCGCCGGTCTCCGGGTCCTGGTCGTGGAATATGTGCTGTTCGATGGCGCTGTATTGGCCGCGCGCGACGATCTGTGCGAAGCGTGCGCAATAGCCGATGTATTCGAGGCCCTTCTCGCGGGTGTCCGCCATGTACCACACGTTGTCGCCGCCGGCTGCCTTGGCGCTGGCTGCGGTGATGGTGTCGGACGTCGCGGTGGCGAAGGTGATGCCGGTCCGCCGGCCCTTTTCGCAGACGGCGATTTGGGCGCGCTGTATCAGGCGAATCCAGTCGGACTGTTGGGCCATGAGCACGCCGGATGCGGTCGGATCGAACCCGGCAGGAATGTCGCGCACGGACGGCGGAAGGTCGTCCCAGTCCAGCGTGCGCTGGGTGTCGGCTAATGCTCGCATCACATTCCCATCAGCACCTTTTCACGCCAGAAACTGGCGTCTGCATCGCTCAGGCCGCGCGCCTGTGCAGCCTGCTCTACACGCCCTGCTGCTTCTTGAAGTGCTCGCTGGCGCGCCTCTCGCTCGATCTTGTGTTGCTCTGCTTGGCGAAAACCGCGGCCCAGCTTCGGTAGCGAGCCGACCAGTCCCGCGAGCGTGTCCTTGCTGGAGTCGTATTGTTGCGTGGAGATGGCGTCGACAGTGGCAACCAGGGCGGTCCCGAGGGCACCGTGCATGATGGCGGGAATATCCGATGCGTCGGAGAACACGCTGGCAAGTGCTTTGGCAACCTCCGCCTTTTCCATCGCGCTGGCGCGGATGGCTGCCAGTTCGTCCTTGCGTCGCTTACCATAGCGGCCAACGGCGCTGCGGGTGATCTCCCACCCTTTCTCTTTCAGCGCAGCAGCCAATTCGGTGTAGCTCAGGCGCCCGGATGACAGGTGCTGGTCTAGCCATGCGCGCGCTTCCGGGTCGAGCTGGTTGAGCGTGGAGGCGCGGCCCTTGCGGGTGCGCTGTGGCGGCAGGTAGTCCGGGCTGTGGATCTCCAGACCCATATCGCCATGGTGGCCCAGCCATACTCTTCCCGTCTCCGTCAGCGTGCCTGCGCGCCAATCTACGTCGTAGGCGCGGATCACGATTATCAGCTCATGGGATGCCAGGTAGTCGAGGTCCGCCCGGACCGTTGCCAGGTCCGGTGCCAGCTCATGGTCTGCCGTGAGCCGGTAGAGCAGGCCCTGCTCCGCCATCGGGTTGGGCGCGACAGCTTCGAGCGCCTGAAGTATGCGTAGGCGTCGCAGCTTAGAGCGGTGGATGGTGGTGCTAGACATTGCCTGCGTCTCCGTGCCCGGTGTATCGGTGCTCGTTGGCTGATCTGCCGCGTAGCTCGCCTATGATCTCGCTCAGGCCTCTGCTCATGCCGCTGAGTTTCTGAAACACGCTTTCAAAGTCGCGCTTTATTTCTTTCTGTATTGCACGCACCTGACTGTTGCGCACATAGTCGAGGTGCAGCTCGTCTCGCGTTTCCTCGATGCGCGACTCCACCGTCTCAAGCGCCAGCTCGATTTTTTCCTGGCGACCGATGGCGTCCCTTATCTGCTCTGTAAGGCGCCGGTAATTTTGATTTACGTGCCATTGGAAAAATCCGATTATTACACCCGACCCGGCGATGACCGCCGTTACATTCGCCCAGTTCACGAGTGCGCGCTCCGCGTATCAATGGCCATAGGCGGCGCCAAAACGCTTGGCGTACTGCCACAGCACGTCGTGTACCGCATCCGCGGACACGTCGAAAAGCTCGATGCGCAGTTGTCGCGCCGCATCCATGCTTGGGCTGTCGCCCGAACTCGCGTGTTTTACTGTTGCCCTCAGTTCCGTCGCTTTGTTTGCAGGCTTTGAGACCAGGGGCCGCAGTGCGCGGATGATGGGGATCATGGTGGTTATTTTTGTGATCATTGCTTTTCTATTTATTCGCCCCTTGGGCATTGGTTCATGGCGCGCGGAACAGCTCTTCTTGGTTCGGCTGGCACAGACTGACCCAGGCGTTCATGCGCTCAGGGCTGGTTCCGTAGCGGCGCAGCACACTACCGACGGTGGCGGCGCGGCAGATGGTCCACTCAGCGCCGACCAGCACACCGTCGGCGGCATCCACTGCCTTTTTCTCTACCGACACCAGTGTTTCGCACCCGGATAACGCCAAGGCGGCGAGTAACAGCGCAAGGCTAGTTTTTTGCATAGAAAGGCTCCTGTGTGCGGCGTTTACGGTAGGAAGCCAGTGCTCCGCGTTTCGCGAAATGGTCCTCGATGTATCCTCGAACCCAATTGCGCAGGTGATCAGGCACCGACGCCAGCGCGGCACTGCGCTCCGCGCGCGGTAGGTCGAGGATTTCCGCCGAGTAGTGGCGCGGGCGCTTGTCGTCGGGGAATTGGGACGTTGATTCCATGCCGCACATTGTGTGTGCGGCATGTTGCGGGATGAACGGGAGGCCACTCCCGCCTGTGATGTAAGTTAGAGGTATGCAAGCTTATCCGTCATAGCAACCACATGCCAATTCCGGCGTGTGGCTGTAGTCCTCATCTAACATGCCTCTTTGTGCCAACAGGTCCCTCCACGCGAAACGTCGACCGAGACCTTTTACGGTGGTTAACCGTGCGTTTGCCTCCATCGCCAGCGCCTTTTCTATCAGGTCTGGATTGTTGTGCGCCAGCCAGAATATTTCGCTCGATTTGCTGGCAGGGCAGAAATAACACGCGCTTTTACCAGGCGGGCACAGTCCTGCATTCTCTATCGCGGCCACGCATTCTTCACGCGCCATATCCCACTCGACAAGAGGGTATCTGTATATGTATTTCTTGTCTTGCTGGATTTTCGCGCGGTGATCTTCTCCAGCGTCAAACCCGATCAATTTCACCACCTTCTTGCCTGCTTTCCACTCTTCTTTCGCTTGGTTCCAGTTGTTGCAGAACGCGCTCTGAGGCTCGATTTTGTATTTGTGGCTACAGCCATTAAATCCGTACGCAATGCTGGGGAGCATGTGGCAGCGCAAGCAGTTTTCCTCCAGCGTCTCTCTCCGCCCTCCTTTTCTCACCCACGTGATCGATGGCATGCCGTTGGCGCATAGCCACACATCAAAACGGCGGGTGAACTCGTAGGTGTGTGGCTTCTCTCCGCCCGTGTCAGCGAACAGAATCAAGTCAATCCTTTCGCCACGATTGGCGCACTCAATCAGCATCGCCGTACTGTTGGTGCCACCTCCGTAACTTGCTATTTGTAAGCCCACCAGCCCCCCTCATCGCGCCCGGCGACGGTAGAATCGCCACACAACCAGACCATTAAGTCCGACCGCCGCAAACAGCGCGGCGGCGCCTGAATTCTTCGTTATACACTTCGCGTCCTCCCAAAAAGGAAGCCGCGCAGGTAATGAAAAGCGATCTCCGCACCTCCCCAACAAAGCAGCAACAGGGGAATGTCGATATACGACGGCCGAACAGGAGTAAGCGCCTGCCACAAGCCCAGCCAGGCGACGGCTCTAGCCAGACGCCAGCCGCTGAGGAATGGCATAATCGCATACACGATCACCGCCCATGTTGCCGCTTGGTGCAACGTCATTTGCTCTACTCAATGTGTCGGGTATAACCAGGCAATAAACCGGAGCGCCCACTCCTTGGCAGTTTGCTCGTGCGCCGCAAAGGCGCCCGGTTATTGCAAACCGTTATGTGGTTAATCAAAACCCAACCGCCCCTGCTTCTCTTCCTCTTCCGCACCGGCACGCCGCAGTATGTCTCGCACCCAGCGCGCGGTGTAGCCGTAGGCGCGGGCCACTGCAACCTCCGGTTCTCCGGAGCGCCTGCGGCGCACAACGTCTTTCCATACCTCTGCGCGTGCGGATGCCGCGCAGCGCGGCAGGCTGATTTGCTCGCCCGCACACTTTCCAATGAGCAGGTCCACCGCTTCGCGGCTGAGCACTCTGCATAGTTCATACTGCTCACCGAACCGCACTGGTACATTGAAGTAACACCCTCCACGCCATTCGAGAAGAAGCTGAAACGCAGGCAAGCCTATCAGGTCGACAAGTTCGCGGGCTGTTTTCGGCAAAAGATCAAGATTGCAACTAGGCATGTATTCCCCCTCTACGTTGGAACAACGCATTCACAGCCAACCTGTTCTGTATCTACGCCGACAGGGTGGTATAGCGTTCGTGCATGCACACGTCCTTTTCTGCGCTGGAGATACCGTAGACACACCAACCGAGACTGGCATGTCTCGTCATGGCACCGGCAGCAATCAAGGGGCAGCAACCTACCCTGCGGGTCAACGGCCAGCCCGAGGCGGCCTTCGCTGCTTTGTTCAAGCGTCATCGTGTCATCCGGTCAAACTTCCGTGATGGCTTTTTTAAGCGCCTTCGCAGCAGATTTTCCTACGGCTTTGCGCTCTGCATTTTGCGCGGCCTTGGCGGCGAGCTGTGCCACACTGACCATTCCGTCCGGGCTCTCTTTGTGTTGTCGTGACCGCGCAGCATCTTCCGTGCGCTGCTCCCGCCGTCCCTTGCGGCGCCCGGACTCTCGCCACGCGACCTCTTCCAGGTAGGCGTGGCCATTCTTAAGCGGGATGTCGAGGGTTCCCAGATCGCGAGCCTCCAGCGTTTCCTCCAGCGCGTGGCGCCAGACATCCATCGGCGCCACGCGAGTTACGTTGTTCCGTGAGACCTCAGCGGACGCGATCAGCTCCATAAGTTCATCGATCAGGCGCGCTGCGCGGCCCCATCCAAGCGCCTGCTTGTTGGGGCGGAAGCACCCCAGATACCGCAGCACCATATCGCCAAGCGGTGGCGGCATGCGCAACGCTGCGGCCACTGCGCGGCGGGCGGCGTCATCCGTCAGAGAGGACTCGACCGGGAACCGTGCATTGCAGCATGGGCAGGTCAGGTGCATGTCAATCACCACCCTTCCAGTACACCCAGATGCCCATGCACGCGCACCCGACGAACCACACCACAGCAGCCAGTAAAGTGTCGGGGTCAGACACGACCAGGCCACCGACTATCGCGCCGGCAACGACGTTGAGTAACGCCAAGGGCTTGCTCACATCCGGTCCTCCTCTGTTCGTTTTATCCACTGCTTCAGCGCCTCTATGACCCTGCTCGCCTGGGCGCTATCGAGCCATTCGAGACGCGCAACCAGGGTCATGCGTAGGCAGTAGGCGCTTAGTGCGTGGCTCGACCGGTCCTTCACTGCGCCCGCGTCGGCCAGCTCCTCCCACAGCGCAAGGATTTTGCTTTGCTGACCTGACGGCGTGCTGTCCGGTACGGCCTTGCCCGCAGCGTCCACGCGTGCGCGATGGCCCTTTGGATTCCATCCGAAACTACAGAATTCCGCGATCACCTTGCGACGCTGGTGAGCCACCATGTCGGCGGCCGTGGTCAGTCCAGTGAGGCGTTTCAACATGGAGCGGTAGGAGTCGTCGGTCATGGCGATGTCCTTGCGTGCGATGTGGATCATTTGGAGGTCGCGCTTGCGGCCTTTCTCCATCCCGCTGACCTGCGCGAACACGTTGCGCGCCACGCCCTCCAGCGAGGCAGCGTCGTCTAGCTCGTGTAGGCCGCCACGCTCGGCGTAGTTGGCGTCCATGCGTGCGCTTGCTGCGTAGGCGGAGAGCTTGGCGGCCATGCGTGCGCTTGCTGCGCAGGCGGAGAGCTTGGCGGCTTCGGCTTTGAGCTGGGTAATTCTTGGATCAGGCATCTTCGGTTTCCTTTATGGCCTTCA